GCTCACAAATGTGCTAGTATCTAGGACAACTAGGGGTTTGTCTAAGGGACCAAATAGGCTAAGTGCGCCAGTGATAGTTAATAGGGCACGAGGTGCTTCATTCCATACTACACGTCGCCACTGTGATTCACCCGCAGTGGGAGGAGGAATTGCACTGACTACATTACTAAATGTGCCAGTGTTGCATACATATAAACTATATTGGTAATTGACTAATTCACCGCGGCGATATGTGTCTAAACTAACCCAATCACCTCTAAAATAATTTGCAAAGTCATCAACTAATAATTCTATAGCATCTGTGTAGATAGTGAATGTGTTCACACTACTTGTAGATACAACTGTGAACTCAGTTGATGTAACTTGAAATACAGGTGACTCATCAGCACTTACTATGATATTAGTGCTGGTGTCAATGATAGTTACATTGGAGTAGGTTGCTACTATGTCTACGGTATAAGACATTGCTGTTCCTTAACTTACAACTACACTGGTATAATTTGTGGCAGTTGTAGGTGTGCCCGGAGTAACTTCAGGTTCCCAGGCTAATATTTTTGCTATACGATGTGTATTAGTCTGTGCTGGAGTAGAATTGTCTGTCCAGGTAAAGCCCATGACTAATAAAGGATTGTTCTGTCTAGCATCAGGTAAAATAGGCCCTGTGTATAGTCCACCAGGATGTGTTACATTGACTAGGCCTGTGCTGGCATTGACCACTGAAATATAAGTGGCTGTTGAAACTACACCAGCAGGAAAGAATCCTATAACTTTACTGTCTGCAAAATTAGGTTCGCCGTCTCTTGTGTAGGTTAATTGGTCAACTACAACGGTCTGATAATCTAGTTTGAATGTCCAACTAGTGATATTTCTATCGAAATTGTATGCGTAAGTTTTTGAACTTGAAGGAAATGTTGATTCAACTTTTACGTTGTCCGGTCCCCCGAGCCATTGACCCAGTGTTAATACGCCTGCCATTGTAGTCTCCAAATAAGTTGTAAAATTCTAACACTGAGGTATTAGAAAGTTCGTTGTGAATATTTACACAACAATTATAATTACGCAGGATTATGGCTCTATTCCACCATAATCTGTGTACGGTCCGTCTGTGTAGAAAGCCGTGCTAAATCCGCTGAAATCACTGTAACTACCTGACACAAAGGTTCGTGCCTTGAAATAGTATGTGCCTGCGGGTAAGGTATTGTTTAGTCCCGACACTACATCATTTGCCACAAACACAGTATTAGCCACTACTGATGTCAAGGGGAATATGCTGCCTGTTGTGGTATTTGAATAATAAAAATCAACCTGTGTGACAGGAATGCTGGTGCTGGCAATTGTGCTAGCGATTTCAATACTGGCAAATCCTGTGCCTGTGGTTAATACCGGCACGCCTGGTGGAGGTTGACTTGAACTTGTTCCTGATGTAGGTATGTCTGTTAATGGTGTGAATGTTAAATCAGTCAATGTACTGTCAGCATACACACTGGCCGAATATTCTAGTGCAGTAATTTCACTGGCCAAGGTAGCATCTTCTAATTCAGTTTCTCTAATGCGTGTGATTCTAAACAATTTGTTGTCAAAGCCATAAACAGCATTGGTAACTTTGACCACATCACCTACTTCACAGACTAGTGCTCCATAGTCTGCTGTAAATGAGATCAAAAGGTCATAACGGTTTTGATTTAATTCAATGTTGGCAATTCTGCCTGCGTGTATGGGATTGTTGACCATTTGCACAGTCATTTGCAGTCTATTAGCAGGTTCAAGACTGTTTAATTCTTCTTGAGGTAAACTGCGTTTATAATAATCAGTTTGATCTCTAACAGCACGACTGGCAAATCCTGCTTCAACTTGATTATAAAGATCTTCTAGGTTTGAACTGGTTAGACTGATTTCACCTATGATGTTGTCATCATTAAACACATAGGCTGCGTTTAGTTCACTGGCACTTGCCGCACGATTACTCACAATCTGCCACTGTCCTGTTTTATAATTGTAGGTAGTCCAACTTGCACTGGCAAGGTTAATCTTTTCCATATTTGTTTTCACAGTGTCACCTGTGTTTAGAACGCCATTGATTTCATAACGAACCTGCTGTGTGCCTGTGGTAGTGGCCAGTATACGTGTGCTCACACTGGTGCTCACACTGATAGTATAAGTGCCGGTGCCACCTGTGCCCGAACCTTGTGCAGAAATGAACACATCATCTGGAACACCTGGTCCACTGAGTCTATAGCCCACGTCTATGGTGCCTGTGGTCACACTATCAACTGTTAAAACATTGGTGCTTATTGATCCTAGAAAACTTGACACTAGGCTGTATTGATAACTAGGTATTTCATTACTGATTGAATATAGGCTCAGTGTATTTGCTGTGTCAATGCTAGTTGAAGTGTTAATTTCTGTTGCAGTAAAGCCCGCACCGTATCTAGTGTTTGACACATAGTCATACCATACCAATGCAGGATTCTTTAGGTCATTTGTGATCTTAAAGGTCATGGTGGGCAGACCTGTGATACCTTTTTCACTGCTATAGTCTAATTGCACAACGGCAAACACTAGATCCGACATTTGATATAGACTGTCTGCACCGATAGTGTCATAGGCATTTACAGCAGGACTGGGTCCTAGTATTTGACTAGCACTGCCTGAGCCGCCTGCATAGACCCAGACACGCACCTTGTCTGCTAGGTTAGTATTTTCTGCGCCATCGCTTTGAATACTTTTTTCTACTGTATATCCATCTGCCCGAAAGACCAAGCGTTGATCATTCCAATAGACTGCATCACAGGTATAGTTGCCCGAGGTAGTATATTCAGCAAGAGTTATAACATAACTCATTGTTTGATTTTCATTTGAAATACGTGCGTCTGTGATTATGCCCTGTTGATAAACACTTCCATAGATGATGGGAATTTTATTTTCAGTTGAGGGCGGCAACTGTATTCTAACACCTTGATCTCGTCCTCCACCACCTCCACCTGCACGGCCCACACCGAATATGCGAGCAGTTGCAGCAGCCAGTCCTGTGGCAATCACACTGACAGCAAATGCAGCCCAGGTTCCTGCCACCACTGCTGCGCCAGTTACATAAGTTACTACCGCCGTAGCAATATAGGTAAAAACAGCCATATTATGCCTCCCTTAGGTATGTGCCTTCGCAGAAACGCATACCTCTCTTTTCATAATCAAAATCATCAGAATTGCTTAATTTTGACATAGTATATCCGGCAAAACGACCTGCTTTTAAGTCTTTTTCTGCCTCTTTTTTATAGGCCATAAAGAGCCTTGCACCCATACTAGTTCCTCTATATTCCTGTTTAACATACCAGGCTATTTCACGCAACCACAGGGTGCGGGGTTGCCACAGGTCCGGCACACATAGGGAGATGAGACATCCTTGGCATTGCCCTTTATCTTCTGCAACGAGGCTAATGCCACCTTTTTCACAGCGCAACAACACTTGATCAGCATGTTCGTTATCATATGTTTGTGTCCTTATAGAATTTACTGGTGCTTCCTGACTGAATAACCTTAATAACTGTCTAACCTCACTGTAATCACTGCGTTCTAATCTACGAATCTTCATGGTCCACCATCCACGAAATCCTGCTGTCCAGGAAGACTACCTGATCCTCCGCCAGTCCCCGCACCTGTGTAGGGTTTACCAAAGTCAAATGCTGTGTTTGATATAACATTAACTCGATCCATACCTGTGTCTGTGGGATAAAATGATTTTTGATCTGTGGTATTTGTTCTACGACCCGTGACCTTACGTTCTATAATACCTAATATATTTGTAAGACTGAGTACACAGGTGTAACTGTCTGTTCTATCTGATATTTCTGTAGAATCTGTAATAGTATAGTTTGACACATAACCACTAAATCTCAAACTCACACTGGCGTTTAATATTTGTCTTGTTATAGGATTAAAGAAAGCACGATAGATACGAATTCTACTGCCTTTAAGTTTTGTGTTTAGAATTAATGCAATATAACTGGCATATGAGCCCAAGCCTGCTTCACCAGGATCCTTAGGTATGCCACTCAAACTGATCTGTAGTTGTGCAGTTGTGGCCTTGAGGTCATCCTGCATTTCATTCATGCCTAGAAAATGTCCTAGACCCACATAGGTTGTGCCGTTATAGTCTATAGGTCCATAACTGTTGGCAATGGTATAGACTGTGCCTTGAACAGTGAGATCCATA